GCGAAGGCGCACACCCATCCGATCGCCGGGCGCCAGCCAGAGACAAACACAGCGCTGTTTCCTGCCTCGGTCTGGTTGACGCCGATCTGAGCCTTTGCGATTTCAAAGGCTTGATCCATCTCCTTAAACTCGCCGGCCTGCTGCGCCTTGAATAGCTCAAGCTTCGCCGCAGCTGCCTGCTGAGGATCGGGCCAAACCCGGTCGATGATCTTCGATCCGAAGTCGAGCACCGAGCTGATGCCGGTGATGTCGAGCAGTCCCATATCAAGCCCCCGTGCGCATCATGTTTGCCAGGCGAAGCGCCCTGCCCGGTTTGTCGGGCGTGCCTATTCCCACGTCTTCGCGCGCCCACTTTGAATCAAGCATTTCGTCGGCAGCGATCGAGAACTTTCCTTGACGCATCGCGATCAGCGCCTTCTTGAAGCCGAGCAAGCGGCCGATTCCCATGTTGAAGCACATGTTAGCGAGTACGCGCAGGCGTACATCACTAAGATCCGTCCACCACGGGAGGTTGCGATCGAGATCATGGAAGACGTCTTCGAGATCGTCATCGAGCAGAGAGTCGACCTGCGTATCGTTGAGCGGATATTTCCAGCCGGCCGGAAGCGGCTTCGCCTGAAGGTTGTGCCCGACGCCGACCGTATCGATACCTTTCGTGTCCTTGTAGACCGAATACCGAACGCCCTCGTCGCGGCGCAGCTCGGCGATCAGCTTTTGAAGGTTTTCGTCGTTCATTTACGGAACACCTTGTCTCTGATGAGAAAGATCGTTTGAAGCACCGTATAGATGATCGTCACGACCAAGAGCCAATCCGATAAGCCAAGACCTAGCAGCGTTGCTACAGTTATTGAAACTGGCGGCATTACCTTCGCCGCGCTGGCCGCGAGATCATTCATTTGTTACCCCGATTGGTCTGTTTTATGTGAAGGCGTTATGCCGCCTTTCCTTCCTGTAGCGACGAGAGAGGAATTGCGCCGGCCGCGTCCTGCTCGGCGATCTGTTGCCGCACGATGCCAAACGCGTTTCCGGAAATCTTCAACGGCAATTCGCCAAGCGCGGCGATGATTACCTGGACGTCTTGCTGCGAAAGCTTGAGTGTGTATTCCATGAGATCAGCCCACTAGAAGTCGTCGAATGGTGCCGCCCGCATCTTTGACGGTGATGTAACCAGCTTGGGAAACAACGCCAGCCGTATAGGTGCCGAAGCTTGGAAGTCCGGACCCTTTGCCAGATAGAAGAAGATCGATATTCGTGTCGCTTCCCGACGCCACAATGCTCACGGCTGCGCCAGCCGCTGCACCGCCAAAGCTGATTCCGTTTGCTGCCGTGAAAGCGTTGAAATTGAAGTTGAATGAGCCAGGTTGATTGTTCTGCCCGAGAACAACCTGCTGGTTATTGAACTGCATGTAGTTATTGACTTGGCCCGGAACGACGGTAGAAACGATACTCGTCGATACATTGCCGCTCGCGTTGAACCACGCAATACATTGCGTAGCTGCCATCGAGTAAGCGGCAGGAGCTTGTCCGCCGCCGACGCTCGACAACGCATCGTGATTGACGACGAAGCCGCGATAGAACGTGTTACCGTTATTGCCGACAACGTAAGCCGCGCCGGCAGGAGCGCCGTAAGGGAGTCCCGTTGACCCGCCAGACGACACTTGAATGCCTGTTGTCGCACTACCAGGGAAGGTGTATGGATCGAGGATAACGCCCGTTCCACCCTCGCCAATGTCTAATTCAAGACCGTAAGTCGCGCCGGCGCCATTGACGCGGTAGGCTTCCAGATAGCCCGCCCACATTAGCGAACCGTGCGTCGTGTCATCATTGAACGCCAATCCATTCAGCGCGGGAGCGCCAGGAAAGAACGGATTAGGCGGGAATGGGCCGGTGTTTTTTGAGCTTTGCGAAAATGCGGAAATCGCAATACGACCGTCGGAACCGACGAATAAGGTCGAGTCTCGTTCCTGCCAACCGAACGGAGTCGTAAACACAGGAGAGACGGACCATGCCAGATCGCCATTCAATGCCTGGCTGTTTCCCATTCGAATGCGATCGGCAAACTTCCAGACGACCGGAGGCGGCGAGTAATCCGAATAGAAGCCACCCGAGCCCGGCTCTAGTTTCGCGGGCGTTACAGCGCCGTCGACAATTTTCGGCGTTGTTACCGTACCATCGCTCGGAGCGCCAACAAGACGCGTGACGCCGCCGCGGACATAAACGCTCGACACGCCGTCCGGGATAGGCGACGTGAACACCATTCCATATCCTGCGATCGAGTATTGATCTGGTCCTTGGAACGACGCGTCAAAAAACACTTCGGCGTTCGCCGCCGACATGTATTGATTCGCCAGTGTGAGCGCCAAACTGACGCCAGGAGTAAAGTCGACGCCAGCCTTGAAGATTTCGACGTTCGGGCTGATCGCAAGCAGCGCAACATCAGCTTGGGTCAGATAGCGGGAATCCAGCACCGACACCGGCAGCGCCCGAGTTACCCCATTCGCATTTTGCCAAATCGGAAGCTTGTCATCTGCGCTTACCGAACTGGTGACGCAAAGATCATTGATGGTGGTCATTGTTGTGCGGTTGCCTCTGCGATTGGGCCGTATTGGCCGGCGATCAGAGCGGCGAAAATATCGCGCCCATATGGCATGATGTCTTTAGGAGAGGCGGCGAACTTGACCGGCGAATCTCCGAGCGAAGGGAATACGATGTCGATCACAATCATTGAATGCGACGAATCGACCCATACCGGATTTGCTATCGATCGATAATCCATTTATGCCGTCCGCACGTATAGGTAGACTGAATTGCTCACGCTTCCCGTCTGAACCCATGTTCCAGGTAGCACAGGGACAGTCGCGGAATTTGTTCCGAGCGCGACAGACCCGACGCCGAAGGCAACTTGGTTCGATGCAATCGTGGCCTGAACGGTTGCCTGAGTTACAGCCTGCGATCCATTCACAAAGAGCGGAGCGCCAGGCATGTTGTAACGGCCGTTGGCCGAATCCCACGAAAGGCCGCGGCTTCCATCGCCGAGAACGGATACAAGGCCGCCAGCCGCAATTAGATTGCCGCTCGCCTTCACATCACCGGATGTTTGGAAAACGCCTGTCCCCGTCAGTTGCGCGCGCGCAGTTTCGGTCAGCCCGTTAGAACTAACATTGCGGAGAACAACTCCGCCAGTGCCAGCGACTGGACTGTTGTTCGTGACGTATGAGGCATTGTCCGAGGAATCATTCCAACTCACCCACGTACCAGACGTAGTCGACGGCGCCGAAGCCGAAGCCTTCACGAAGTTAGCATTAACACTTTGCAAACTAAGGTGATAGCGGGCGCCGTCATTCCCAACCACGATAAACGGAAGCGACTCGGGCGACGTGTTATCGGTTGGATCATAGACGTACATCCCGTAGCCAGTGACCCATACCTGATTCGTAGAAGTCTTGGCCCGAGCACGAAGAGCACCCAATGACGCAGCAGATTGAACGCCGGAAGTCGCGACAGCGGTAGCAACTGGATCAGTTTCGTTCAGCGACGCATAGACGACGCGCCCCGATGCATCAAGAATGGTGATCGAATATGGTGCTTGGACAAACAGGTGAATCAACGAACCTGCCGCGGCTGCATGGCCATGCGTCGTCCTGATCGGCTGCGCGACCACGACAGAGCCAGCAAGATCGGAAGTTACAACGGCCGGGTATGCAACGGGATCACGTCCCGGCTGCCCGATGTAGATTGATCCGGACTCAAGCGGTTGCCCGAATGTGTCCGTGAAAAAAGGAAGCGCGCGCGCCTCGCTTGTGGCTGCCATAGCAATCCCCCAGAGATAAGCGGAGCGCCCCGAAGGGCGCCCGGAACACGTTGCTTAGGTCTGGTTGAACAACATGATGCCGCATTGCTCGGTGTTCGTTACGGACACACCATAGAACGCATCGACACGATACAGCGACTTGTACGTCTCGATGTGCGCCTGCTTGGTCATCACGATTTCGATGCCCTGGTCGGTCGTGCCGCGCATCACTGCGAGACCTTGATCCGACGGAACCGCGAGGCGACCCGGCAGGATTTCGACCGCTTCTTTCTTCCAGAAGCAGTTCACGCCGGTCGAAACCGTGTTGAGCCAGGTGATCGCTGCGCCCGCTGCCGGGGTTGCCGTCACGTTCTTGTACGCGAGTTCCGCGTCCGTGGCGCCCTGACCCGAGATGATCGCCGGGGTGATCTGAACCGTGCCCGTACCGCCTGCACCCGAAACGATGCTGACAACGCGGAAGGTCTTGAGCTGGCCGGTGTCGATCTTCGTGATCGGATGAACGTTGTTCACGCCAGCGATCGTGAAGGCATCACCGACCTTGACCGTGCCCGACGTGACGGTGATTGCCAGCGCCTGGATGCGGTTGTCGACGTTCGACTGAAGCGGGCCGCTCGGCGATGCTGCCAGAGCCTTCGGAACCGTGTACTGATTCGCACCGTTCACCGTGACCGTCACGCCAGCAGCAGCAGCCAGGCGCGCGAGGTAGTCAGCCTTGAGCACGCGCTCGAAGCCTGCCACTTGGCGGCCGACCGTTGCCATTTCGTAGGCGGTCGCTGCCTTCTGGCCTTCGACCAGATATGCGCGGCTGGCGAGGTTGCCGG